AAGATAAGGAAGGAAAGAAAATTACATCTATTGTTAAAGATGTATTTGAAAATTATACTGATACAACTATAGAATTCGTAATTACATTTAGTAAGGGAAAACTTGGAGAATTAGAATCTGGAAAGGGGGAATATGGTTGTAATGGAGTAGAAAAAATATTAAAGTTATATTCTACTAGTTCAACCACAAATATGAACTTATTTAATTCTGAAGATAAATTAAAGAAATATGAAAGTGTAGAGGAGATAATAGATGATTATTATGAAATTCGTATTGAATATTACGAGGATAGAAAGGAATATATAATTAATACTCTTGAAAAAGAAATAATTATATTATCAAATAAGGTAAAATATATTAAAGAAATATTGGATGAAACAATTGATTTAAGAAAAAAGAAGAAACAAGAAATTATTGATATGCTTATAACAAAAAAATATTATATGATTGAAGATGATAAAGAGTTCAAGTATTTAGTAAAAATGCCAATGGATTCAGTATCAGAAGAAAATGTAGAAAAAATGTTAAATGAGCATAAAGAAAAACAAAGTGAATTAGATCGTATTAAATCAACTACAATTGAACAAATGTGGTTATCGGAATTAGCAATTCTTGAGAATGAGTATGAAGAATATCAAAAGGAAAGAAAGCAATCACAAACAGGTGAAGTTAAAGTTTCAAATAAAAAATCAATTTCAAATAAAAAATCAAATACAAACGTAGTAAAAAAGATTAAAAAAAATTTAAAAGAGGTAGTAGTAGTAGAAGAAGTAACAGAAGAATTAGTAGAAGAATTAGTAGAAGAAGAAATAATGATTCAACCTAAGAAAAAAAGTATAAAATAACAAGTGTAATATATAAAAAATATTTTTTATAATAAATATTTTTTATAAAAGAAAACATTAAAACCAGTTAGGCATTAAATAATTATTTTTATCTTTTTGCGATTCAATAATAGGATTAGACATTGGTACAGCCAATGTACTAACATCGTGTAAATATTTTATATAACTTTGAGCTTCAGAATAAACATGATAAATACAATAATCTAAAACTATTTTATTAAGTTGAAAAATTTGTCCAGATATATTTTGTAGTTGATTTGTAGCGTGTTGTAAAAAAACGCTTCTCATAATAATTTTAAGCGAATCACAATCTTGAGGAGCAACAATATATTGGTTATTAGATTTTTGATAAACTCCTAATCTAATTCCATTTTGTATAATTTGTATATTTTCTTTTGAAAAATATGCTTTAGATAATTGGGTTTCATCCCATTGACCTAATGTAGGTTCCCTAAATGTAGCGCATTGATTTGCTGGTATTTTATCATAAATAGCAAACAAATTACTTATATCAGGTCCCTGCGTTTTATTAATAATATCAATACGTCCATTAGAACTTTTATAATTATTCATATTATAATACAACCATAAAAAAAATATATATTTATGTTATATAGAATGAATTTTCAAAAAATTGTATTAATAATGGCTATAGTATTATTAATAATAATATTAGTAGCAATAGGGGTAACGTTATCTAAATCAAGAAGGGAAGATAATTGGCCTCCAATAGTTGGCGAATGTCCTGATTATTGGGTTGATATGTCTGGAAATGGAGAAGAGTGTTTAAATTCAAATAGTTTAGGAAGATGTAATGTACCTAGTGATACACATAATAATACAATGAATTTTAATCAATCGCCTTTTATAGGGAATGATGGTAATTGTGGTAAATATCGTTGGGCAACATCTTGTGGAGTAACATGGGATGGCATTACATCAGGAGTTAAAAATCCGTGCGACACTTCTTCATAAAATAATATGAGTATAAATATATTAAAATTAATAAACTATATATTAATATGATATTTTTAAATGATTATAATTTTTTTTTAGAAAATGTAGATAAATTATCATATGAATTATTAGATATAATTTATTCATATATTCCAAAATCTGTGACAATATTTTTAACACAACAAAATTATATTAAAGAACATTATTTGTTAAGAAGTTTTATAAATAAAAGGTATATTGAACAATATATACGAACAATGGTAAGACAAGATAATGATTTTGTATTTAATCTTTTGTTAGTAGAAAATTACAAAAGATGGTTAAATATGACAAAATATTATTATAAGGAATGTATTTATGGTAATTATGTAAACTTTTTAGAATCTTATGCGATAGATAATAAATCATTAAAATGTAGAAAATTAATACTAAATTTCTTTGAAGAACAAGGATTAAATAAAAACCAACATAAAAAGAATATAATTAGGTATATAAGATGGACAACCTAAATATGAATAATTTATTAAATCGTGATGAAGAAGCAACAAAAATAAAAATGATATTAAAAGATTTTGAAGAAAATAAACATAATTTAATAACAAAACGTGGATTATATATTTATGGTGATCCGGGTTCAGGTAAAACAACATTTATAGTAAATATTCTTAAAGAAATTAATTATGATGTAATAAAATATGATGCGGGTGATGTAAGAAATAAATCAATAATTGACACAATAACAAAACATAATATGGCAGATAGAAATATTATGAGTATGTTTGAGAAAAAAGTTAAACGTATAGCAATTATAATGGATGAAATAGATGGAATGAATAATGGTGATAAAGGAGGTATAAATTCATTAATAAAAATAATAAGACCTAAAAAAACAAAAAAACAAAAATTGGAAGAAACAACATTAAATCCAATAATTTGTATAGGTAATTATCATATTGATAAAAAAATAAAAGAATTAATGAAGGTATGTCATGTAATAGAATTAAAATCCCCAAATAAACAACAAATATTATTAATTTTAAAAAACCTAATCCCGTCTTTTATTTCATTAAAGGATGAAGAAATAAAAACAAATATAATTAATTATATTCAATATGACTTAAGAAAATTAAAGATGATTTATGAATTATCAAAAAATAATGATAACATATTAAATAACAATAGTATAAAAAATATTTTTTTACAAAAATCATATAATGATGACACAAGAAAAATAACAAAAAAATTAATAAATAATAATTATCCAATAGAAGAACATTTAACAATAATGAATGAAACCGATAGAACTATAGTAGGATTATTATGGCATGAGAATATTATAGATGTTTTAGAAAAAACAACAAAAGAAGAATCAATCCCTTTTTATTTAAAAATATTAGATAATATGTGTTTTGCGGATTATATAGATAGAATAACATTTCAAAAGCAAATTTGGCAATTTAATGAAATGAGTTCTATGATAAAAACATTTAAAAATAATAAAATATATCATGATACGTTTGTATTAAAAAAAAAGCAAAAATTTAATCCAGTAGAGGTTAGATTTACAAAGGTACTAACAAAATATTCAACTGAATATAATAATTCGGTTTTTATTCAAAATTTGTGTCAAGAATTGTTAATGGATAAGAATGATATGTTTGCGTTTTTTTTACTGTTAAAAAGTAAATATAATAATGACGCTGAAATTTTTTCTTTATTTGAAAATGTGGATATATCAAAATTAGATATAAATAGAATATATAGATATTTAGAAAAATATACAAAAGAAAATACAAGTGAAACAGATGAAAAAGATGAAATAGATGAATTATAAAATAATAAATAACAAATGTGTTTATTATTCTATTTATATTAAAATACTTATACATCATATTAAAATACTTATACATCATATTAAAATACTTATACATCATACTATAAGTATTTTAATATTTTCTTGAAAATTTATAAATTATCTATATTTCTAATCCGGGTTTAATGTGTAAACAAAAAATTTAAATTTAAACTTTGGGTTTAATTTTGGGTTGAAATAATAATGAACGTTGTATCCATTGTTGTTTCGTATCTTGTGATACATTTGTAAAATAATGATTTTCATATTGTTCTGGAGAATCATAATAAAGCATTAAAGGTTCATTTCTCCCATTAATTCCAGATGAATCTGTTACCTTAAAAAATATATTTTCTTCAGCACTACCAACCTTAATATTATATTTAGTTCCTGTTACAGCATTTATAATACGAGTTCCTTGACATCCTGAACCATAATTTTTAATAGTAATGCGCTTATAAAATTTACCATCAATCCAAATTTTATTAAATGGAATACTATACTTTTCATAATTATTATTTAATTTTTGAAATGCGGAATTAGTAAAATGCTGTTTTTTTAAATTATTACTATCATTTTCAAAGTCATTCTCATAATCATAGTAAGTCATTTTATTAATTATATCTTAATTATATCTTTAAATTGTTTACAAATATATAATTTTAGGTTTTAGTCTTAAATTCTAAAAGTTCTTGTGTTAGTTGTTTAATTTTTTTTAAAAGTTCATTTATTAAAATATTTTTATCTGATATTTTTTTTTCATATTCATTGCGAAGAGTTGTAATACAAGTATTTGCGCAAGCATTTACAGGATTATTAAATAAGTTTTGCTGTTGTAATATTTTATTATTTTCTAATTGTTTCGCTCTTTTTTCTTCCATTTTAAAAATTTGTTCTAACAATTTAGGTTTGTATTTAGGTTTACCAAGTTCATAATTTTCTAAAACTTGATTCATGTCGTACATATAAAATTGTTTTAAAATAGGTTCTTTTACAAAATCATCAACTATATAAGGCGATGGACGTGTTTTTGTTTGTTCTGGATTTTCCAATAATTTTTCTTTATTTAAAGAATTATGTTTATGTGAAAAAACGAGTATAGACTTTAACGAGTTTAATTGAATTAATGGAATCGTATATCCTTTAGTAAATTTGTGTTCTTCTGCCAAAGCAATTTCATCATCATATTTGGTTTGAAAAAGTAATTCTTTTCTAAAAGCAAATGTAGCGGCAGTAGAATGGTATTGTTTATAAGGACCACATTGATATACCTTATTTTTAGAATTAAAATAAATATGCATTTCAGATGAACCAGCAATTAAATATGTAGGATTTTGTTGTAAGGTTTCAACAGCGTGTGATATACGTTCAGGTGGATAATAATCATCATCGTCCATATAAATAATAATATCTCCAGAACACTTTGTATGCATTAAATTTCTTTTTTTACCCAGAAGCATTTTTTCTTCATAATAAAAGTATTTAACTTGTGGAATATTTTTTACGAGTTCTTCAATTGGATCAGTTCCATCATCAATAATAATCCATTCAATTCTATCTTTAGGATATGTTTGATGCTCAAAACATTGAATCATAAATGGAATAAAAGGTCTTCTATTAAACGTTGGAGTACATAAACTAACAAAAGGGAGAAGAGAAGAATTTTTTAATTTGTTTGTATTTTGTTGTTTCATATATAAATTTAATTAATAATTTGTATTTAAATTTAACTCCATCTAATATTATATTTTTTTACATCTGTCATATTTTTAACTTTTTTACCTCCCTTTAATTGTGGCATTTCTATTTCTTCAGTTTTGCTAGTTTTTGGTTTTCTAAAAGTACCTTCATTTCTAATTTTGTCCATTTTTTCATCATTCATTGGAATACTTTTACAAATTTCTACCAAATTTTTATTAGAAGATGATACATTTGCTTGTATAATTTCATTAATACTTTTAACTGAGATAAAATCATTATCATTAGGTTTAGTATTTGTATATAATCCCATAAAAAATGAAAAAATAATAGCAACTAGAATAGCAATAATGTAATAACTTCCCAAATATGTAATACCATTTGAAATTAAACTTAATGTAGCCAAAATAAAGAAGAATAATTTTTTATATATGAATGTATCTTTTAAAAAGTTAAAAACATTATAATCTTTTTTGTTATTTGTATTTGTAATTTTATACTTAGCAAATAATGGGGCAATTAATCCATAAATAGTAAAAAATGATGGCGCAATGGATGCGGATAATGTTCCAATAGGAATCCAAATAAAGAAAAATAATAAAAATTTAATAAAACGTAAAAAACTAATTTGTTCAATTGATTCCCATTTGTTAGTTTTATCATCTAAATCTCTAAATAGTTGAGGTATATTTATAATATGGTAAAAAATACTAATACAAACATTAAAGAAATATAATCCAATCCATATAAATATGCCAAAAATGCCATAAAGTAATATAATAACCGATTCTGGAAGATAACTTAAATAATAAAAAATGGTATTAATAGCGAGAAAATTTTTAGCAACTAAATTATCATAAACAGTTGAAAAAAATAATGGCGCGTTAGCAAATAATCCAGAATTTGGGTCAGCAGATTTTTTTAAATAACACAAAAAATTCTTATTAAAACTATCTAAATATTCTTGAGAATTAAATGTAGATTTTTGTAATAATATATTTTCATCTTTAGAAAAAAATAAAGGTTTTATAATATTTATATTAATTTCAATATCTTTAACTACGCGATCCTTGATAGTATAAGGTGCCAATTCAATATTATCAGGTAAAATATTAGATTGAGCAATTTTGGTAGTATATAATCCAACTCCCCCGATAATAAATATTCCTATAGTAAAAAGAATCGTACGTGTATAATTAATAATAAAACCTTTAAAATCAGTAGTAGTTACATTGTCAGATTCTTTTTTTTTTTCATCAATAGCGTTTGTATTTTCAGTTTGAGACATTGTAGTAGACATTATAGTTATAATAAATATATATTAAATTCTTACAAATAATATAAATATAAATTATAAATAATTTAAATTATTTATAATTTAAATAGAAATTATTTAAATTATTTAAATGGAAGATAAAGCAGATATTTATTTCAGGTTAGAAAAAGAATTAGATTTTAACGATGTTCTTATTTTACCACATCCAAGTGGGTTATCATCTAGAAGTGATGTAAATTTAGAAAGAACAATAAAATTTGTTAATGTAAACGGAAATAACGAAAAATATTGGACAGGAATTCCTATTATTGCGTCTAATATGGATACAACAGGAACGTTTAACGTATATAATGTTTTTAAAAAATATAAAATGTTAACTGCTTTAAATAAATTTTATACAATTCAAGATTATATGAATGCTGTAAATTCAGGGATCGAATTAGATCCGGAATATTTTATGGTAACAACAGGAATTACAGAAGCAAATTTTAAAAATTTAAAAGAAATAGTATCGTATACAAATTGTAAATGGATTTGTATTGATGTCGCAAATGGTTATATGGATTGTTTTGTTGATTTTTGTATAAAAATTAGAAATTTATATCCTGATAAAATAATTGTTGCTGGTAACGTAATCACATCTGAAATGGTAAATATTTTAGTTGTAAAAGCAGGAGTAGATGTAGTTAAAGTTGGTATTGGTTCAGGAAGTGCTTGTTTAACAAGATTACAAACTGGTGTAGGAAGACCTCAATTGAAAGCAGTAAACGAATGTTCTGAAATGTGTAAAACATTGAAAGATTTAGGTTATACATCATATGTAATATCGGATGGAGGAATAAAATATTCTGGTGATATGGCAAAGGCATTTGGCGGAGGTGCCGATTTTGTTATGGCAGGAGGAATATTTTCAGGACATGATGAAAATATAGGTGAAATAATTGAAGAAAATGGACAACATTTTAAAATTTATTATGGTATGAGTTCAAAACATGCTATGGAAAAATATTTTGGTAAAATGGAAAGTTACAGGTCTTCTGAAGGCGCTGTTGTAAAAATTCCATATAAAGGTCCAATAGAAGATACAATTCAAAATATTTTAGGAGGGTTAAGAAGCGCGTGTACCTATATTGGAGCAAAACATATTGAAGAAATGTATGATAAAACCTGTTTTATCGCTGTTTAAAAAATAAAATCTAAATTGTATATATGAAATTTAATTTTAAATATACAATAATTTATGTCTTATTATGTTTATTTTTATTTGGAATACTTATAAAATATAGTAATAGTAAACCAGAAAATTTTAATAATAGAATAAATCCCATAACTGCGTTAATTAATTATAAAGATTTAAATTCGCCTTTATACAGTCATACTGTAAATTTACCAATAAATGATCCGATTAGTTGTAAAAATTTTTGTGGTCCAAAGGCGCAATGTTTAATAACAAGAGAACAATGTACTTCTGATGTAGATTGCAAAGGTTGTAATAGAATACATCCAGTAGGGTATTATATTAATAATTTTTCGGAAATATATCCAGGTTCAAAAAATTCACAAATAAAAAGACCTTATGAAGGCGTAGATTTGTGGCAAGATTCTTTTAATAAAGGTTTAGAATTATATAATAAAAAAAGAGACGCAGTAGATAAGTATTCGAATAATCGAACCGCATTTAATTCTTCAGAATATGAAGTAAAATATCCAATGACAATATCGGCAGCAGGGTTATTTTATGAAACAACTCCTCCAGCGTCAAATTCGACAAAAATATAAAATATAAAATGTAAAATATATAAATTTTATGTGGCATACATTAAACCAACATTTCCACCAATAAAGTTAACAACATTTAGTCTTTCTTCAAACAAATATAAATCAAAGTTATAATCATAAATTCGCCATGTTGGTTTATTAATGCCAATAATACTGCCAGTTTCTGGATCACAAATAGTTAAACTTTGCGCTAATGGATCTAGTGGAGGAATGATCGTAGTAAATTCAAGTTCAATTTGATTAAATCTACTCATGTTTATTGCTCCGGATGGTTGTAAATCTGAATTATTTGAATGAATTCCAAAATTATAACAATATAATCCTGAAGGAGCACTACCAGTAGTTCTGGTATATTTTTCAATATAATTAAATACTCCGGCAGGTTGTATATTTTCTCTATATGACCCATCTAATAAAATTCCCATAGCTATTAATATATCTTTTTCATTTTGAGGATTATATGTTTGGTTAATAAGAATTCCAGTTAATGTTCCATCAGGATTAACTCCAGGTCCTATTTCAATAGGAGTTAATACAGAATTTACATTTCTATAAATTGTATAAGTTCCTGAAGTTGGCGCTTGAATAACATTTAATGGTAAATAATTATATGGCCAATTGGTATAATTAGACCATTCATTTCTTAAATTAGCGTCACTACGTTGAAAATAAAACATCCAATTAGAAATCATGCCGATAGAATCTAATTCAACCTTATTTGGTCCGGTAACATTAGGAAATTTTTTTTCATGTACTTGTTTTATTAAATACTTTTGCTCTTGTAAGGCAAATAATTTTTCTTCTTCATTTGATAAAAAGCAGTAAGTACAATTTAAATGAATATCGGCATTCCATAATGTTCTTTGATCAGAATAAGAATCAATATCAATACATACATCTGGAGGTGGTTGTAAAAAACGATAAAACTGCATATACCATAAATTAAAATTAGGAGAAACATAGGGATAATTATTAGTGGCGTCAAATACATCGCGAATTACAAAAAGTTGATTAATTGGTTTTAATGTAATATTTATATGTAATTCATTGTATTGTAATGATGTTAATGGAAATGCCATTTGAGATTTTAACCCAAACCAATTGTTTAAAGGTATATATAAAATTCGTCCTCGAATAGATGGTTCAGGCCCTGCTAAATCTCCAGTATTATATGCGTTTGGATAAGAGTTAACCCGAGAATTAGCGTTGGCTGGATCAATTAATTCAGGAACCTGTCCAATCATATTATTAAATAAATTAAGTTTGATAGCATTATAATCACGTTGAACAGATGCTAATAAATAATCCCCTGAATATTCTTGTAATGTATAATTTCCACATGTAATACTTATTTTGGATATCATTTTGGCGCCAATATTATCGATCCATTTAAATTCATATGGCGCCCATTGTTCAATATTTCCTAGACCTTGAGAAGTAGTTTGTAGTGTTATTTGTTGTGGTGGTAATAATGGACTCCAAATATTTGGCAATGCTACAGATAAATAACAATCCATTAACAAATCAGCGTAACGTTTTACTTTAAATGTAAATGTAGACTCTTCTGAAAGACGTAAAGTTTTTGAACCTTCATAATCTAATCTAAATTTTTGAAGACCAAAATTAGTATATTGATGAAATACCGATTTAAAAAAACTTTTAGTAGGATTTCCATTTAGAACAATATTTTGTTGTCCTTGAGATACAAGTTGCATTAATCCACCTGGCATATGTTATAATATAAAAATATATTTAATTCTTTATTTTATACAATTATACAATTATACAATTATTCATTGTATAAAACAATAAATGAAATAAATTTTTTAGTAGGGTATATATCAATAAAATGATATGTATTCCACCCGCGATTGATAAAATAGGATTTAAGTTCATGTATAACTTTAAAATAATTTGAAAAATGCATTTATAATATAAATATAATATTATTTATATTTTATTTATACATAATATAATATAATATGGAAAACACAAATATAGAAGAAAATATAAAAGAAGTATTTAATAACACGATAACATCAATAAAAAGTTTAAAAGAATCAACTGCGATAGTTTTAATTAGTACAATTACACTTGTTATTATTTTTATCGCATTTTATTTATATTTTTATTATAACGGTTTAAGAAGTAAAAATTGTTCTTTAATGGGTTCTATTTATGGGGATTTAAATGGAAAAATTAAATCGATTGATAATTCAGAACAATTTAATTATACGTTTAAAGATTATTATATTAAAACAGCATATAATTGTTGTAGTGGAGGAAATTATAGAAATAATTATGTAGATTTATGTATTTTAAAAGATTTATTGAAACAAGGGGTAAGAGGTCTTGATTTTGAAATTTATTCAATTAATAATAAACCAGTTATATCTACTTCTACAATTGATAGTTATTATGTTAAAGAAACATTTAATTATATTAATTTTGTAGATGCCATGAATGTAATTCGTGATTACGCGTTTTCAACGGCAAATTCTCCTAACTCGCTAGATCCAATTATTATACATCTTCGTATTAAAAGTACAAATCAAGATATGTATAAAAACTTTGCAAAAGTGTTAGAAAGTTATAATTCTATTTTATTAAGTAAAGATTATGATTCAGAATTTTATGGTAAGAATTTTGGAAATGTAGAATTAAAAAAATTAATGGGTAAAGTTGTTATTATTGTCGATAGAAGTAATACGGCATTTTTAGAATGTCCCGAATTTTATAAATTTATTAATATAACAAGTAATTCTGTATTTATGAGAGCACTACATTATTATGATATTAAGTATACACCAGATATGAATGAACTTATAGATTTTAATAAACAAAATATGACAATAGGAATGGCAGATAAAGGTTCTAATCCAGATAATCCAAGTTCTCTTGTTATGAGAGAAATGGGGTGTCAGCTTTTAGGAATGCGATATCAACAAATTGACACTAATATTGAAGAAAATGATATATTTTTTAATGAAAATGGATATGCGTTTGTTTTAAAACCCGAAAAACTACGTTATATTCCTGTTACTATTCCATTACCTCCTCCGCAAAATCCAGAATTATCATACGCTACAAGAACTGTTCAATCAGATTTTTATAAATTTAATATTTAAAAAAATTAACGCATTGAATATTATATTATATAACTATATTTTATATAGTTATATTATGAAAAATATATGCGATAAAAAAATGACATTTAATGATTGCGAGTTAGCAATATTAAGAGCAGCAATTGATAAAGCAGAAACAAAACAAGGCAGAAAAACGGCAAATTCACTTGAAATTAAAAAAATTATTGAAATAGTTGAACACTTTTTAAGAAAAAAACAATTAATTTGTTATGGTGGAACAGCAATTAATAACATTTTGCCAAAACAAGACCAATTTTATAATAAAGATATTGAAATACCTGATTATGATTTTTATAGTTCAAATGCGTTAAATGATTCTAAAGAATTGGTTGATATTTATATATCAAATGGGTTTCAAGAAGTTGAAGCCAAATCTGGGCAACATCATGGAACATATAAAGTTTTTGTTAATTTTATTCCAGTTGCTGATATAACATTTATACCCAAAGAATTGTTTAATGCGATTAAAAAGGAATCTATTAAAGTTGCTGGTATCTTGTATTCTCCGCCTAACTTACTGCGTATGAATATGTATTTAGAATTATCGAGACCGGCGGGAGATATTAGTCGTTGGGAAAAAGTGTTAAAAAGATTAACATTATTAAATAAGCATTATCCTCTTTCAGCAAAACAATGCTCTACCGTTCAATTTCAACGTCAAATGGCTGATTCACAATATTCCAATAATATTTATGAAAATGTTCAACATACATTAATGGACCAAGGTGTAGTATTTTTTGGAGGTTACGCTTTATCTATGTATTCTCAATATATGCCAAATAATTTAAAACATAAATTGGAAAAAATACCGGACTTTGATGTGCTATCTGAAGAACCTATCCTTACTGCTCAAATTATTAAAGAAAGATTGTCAGATTTAAATGTTAAAAATGTAAAAATTATTAAAAGACCAGGAGTTGGTGAAGTAATTGCTCCACATTATGAAATTAAAGTAGGGAAAGATACTATTGTGTTTATTTATCAACCATTGGCATGTCATAGTTATAATATTGTAAAAGATGGTGGATATGATGTTAAAATAGCAACAATAGATACTATGCTTAGTTTTTGGTTAGCATTTTTATATGCGAATAGACCATATTATGATAAAGATCGTATTTTATGTATGTCTAAATATTTATTTGATGTTCAAGAAAAAAATAGACTAGCTCAAAAAGGACTTCTTAGACGCTTTAGCATTAATTGTATGGGTCATCAAGAAACTGTTGAAGAAATGCGCGCTGAAAAGGCAGAAAAATATAATGAATTAAAAGATAAGAAAACTAGTTCTGAATATGAAGAATGGTTTTTACGATATAGACCATTAGATAAGGAAGAAAATAGTGAAGAAAATATTAAAACTAACAAAAATATTAAAACTAACAAAAATAAAACTAACAAAAATAAAAAAACTAATACTAACAAAACTAACAAAAATAATAAAACTAATAAAAATAATACTAACAAAAATAAAACAAGAAAACAAAAAGGAACATTTTTCAAAAATATGTTTTAAAAGGGTATATTAAAAAAAGTATTTTAATATATTAAATATAAAGTTTATTTAATTCCCAAACCAATTTTAAAATAATTCCAAAAACTTTTGTTGTATTGTAATTTACTAATATTAGTATCTAAAATAATATCAATCCAAGTTAATTTGGTTTTAGATAATGTATCCCGAATTTTACCTACGTATTCTATAAATCCCGCAACCAACAATATAACAATAACATAATAAAGACCTATTTCTATCTTATTAATAATTTTAAAATCAGATTGATTTACTTTAAATAAACGAATTTTATATGGAGTATTGAATGTTATCCAATATTTATTATTATCATCTATTTTGTTATTATCAGCATCATGAGAACTAGGTTCTAAATAAAAATCTTTGTTTAATTCAATAAAATAAATAATAAAAATAAATAATATAATTAATGCTGATACTATCATATCTAAACGTGTCACAATTAAAAAACCTATAAAATATATAAAAGAGTGAAATAGTTTTTCAATTGGAGAAGATTTATCTGTGCTAGTTGAAAGATTTACTGAGAAAAACAATAATAAAAAAGCGCTAAATAACTGTATTGGTTTATGTGTGGTAATAGTGTTCATTAGTTTACGGGGAAATAACCCAGTTCCTATATAGTTTGCAATCAATGAAAGATAAAAAATAGACAATAATTTTATAATATCTGCTTGAGTTTCTGTTATATTTAACATATATATATTATATTATATGTTAAAATTTACTAAATTTTTTTACTGTTTTTGATAATAAATAATAAATAAATCCAAATAAGGCACACGTAAAAATTAATCCATTAAGATTATAATTTCCATCTAAGTGACAAAAAAATGGTAAATATTTAAATAAGTTTTTCTTAAAAAATGGTAATTGAAATAAAAAATATAAAACGGATAATAATAAGGGTACTTGTAATTCATCGTAAAGTGAATCTAATGAATTGTAATTTTTTTCGCTATTATAATAATTATTAATATTATCATTTTCGTCATTAATATAATCTTTTGATAATGGTTGTGGAATATAATTTGGTTGTATTTGTACATCATTTGTTAGTTGTTCAGTATGTAAAGGAATATCTCTACTGGGTAAAGTGGTAGCTCCTGCTAAACTGGCTTGTTGTAATCCATTAACAATTTGACTTATAGTGCTTTGGTCAAGAGTTAATTGAGAGGGTTTTTGTGATATTTCTAAACTAATATTTCCTCCTAAAGACCCACCAGCAGAAGGGTCTGTTGGTAAATCATTTATACTTGTTGTATTAATTTCCGACATATTATATTATCTAAAGATTCAGACAT